TCAAACTATCTCCGATAATCCCTGCAATTTTCTACAAAGAGGTTCCCGAGTAAGTGCTACAGGGAGATATTTGTAAATCGTCTTCACCCCCACCCCTGTCACATCTGCGATCTGTTGTCGGGTAGCGCCGTTCTCCAGCATCCTGCGGCATCGCTCCACAACCTCAGTGGTCATTACCCGGCGGCGTCCGCCTACTCTCCCCTGCTCCCTCGCTGCGGCTAAACCCGCTCTGGTTCGCTCGACAATCAGCTCTCTTTCCATTTCCGCCAGGGCGCTCATCACGTGGAAAAAAAAGCGGCCTGCTGGCGTACTGGTATCGATGCTGTCGGTCAGGCTTCGGAAATTCACCCCGCGCGCCTGCAGCTCCGACACGAGCGTAATCAGATCGCGCACGCTTCTCCCGAGCCTGTCCAGCTTCCAGACCACCAGCACATCGCCGGGCTTAAGCCTGCGTAAGGCGCGCCTCAATCCCGGCCGTCTGGCATTTTTCCCGCTCGCGGTGTCTTCAAATATCTGTTCACATTCTGCGCGAAACAGTGCTGTTTTCTGCAAATCGAGGTTTTGATCCCCTGTAGAGACCCGTGCATAGCCAATCAGCATTTTGTAACCCTTTGAAATAGCTGATTGTAAAAAGCTCCGCTCTTTCGCTCAAACCCTCGTTTGGGCGAAGCCTCTTTTTGGAGCAAAAAACATGGCCTTTAACCCGGAGCTGGGGAGCACGTCTCCCGCTGTGCTGCTCGATAACGCCGAGCGCCTGGATAAGCTGGTCAATGGGCCCGCCGCAGCTGTCCCTGATCGCGGAGGTGATTCACTTAAGTCGTGGAGGCTCCAGCAACAAGAAATTGCTAATACCCTGGTTAATTTCCAGGAGAACGGCGGCGCTATGGGTTTCAGTTCTTTGCAGGAACTGCTGGCCTTTACACCTGATAAAGCCAATGTTCTGGCTGTCGATACCAGTACAGGAGAACAATATTTGTGGAATGGTACCGAGTGGGTACCTTCTGAATACCAGGTCAATTCGCAGATTAAATCGCTTAACGAAATCGTTGAGAAAAGCCACAGCACGAAGTTCTTTCATCGGTGGAAGGACAGGATCGGAACGATTATCGCCGGGTGGAAAAACGATGATGTGGGCGGTGTTTATTTTCTGTCACGGCTGCTGAAGTTCGGCCCGAATGGTTTTTTTGGCGCGGGCATGCAACTGTCAGAAAATGAGATATCGAATAAAACCATCGCATTCAAAAAGGGGCTGGACGGTAAAACCAGAATCTTCGATAAACGCGGCGTGATGCTGGCCTCGATTGAGAACGGCAAACTGCAGATGGCAAAAATGAATATTGAAACCATGCTGCAGTTAGCTGTTAAGTCCGGGAATACTTCTCTAACCATTAAAAAAGATGGCAAGGGGATCAGCGTTTCTGACAAGCGGGGAGTGGTATGTTTCAGGATTGATGAAAGGGGTTACGTTCACGGTAATTTTGTGAATAAAGACGGGAGCGCCACTCCGGTTTTGACTGAGGAACAGATTATTCAGCAGCTTGAAAGTTCAGCCTTTGCAAAGCAATCAAACCGCTTCAATAAAATTTTCAGTTGCTCTCCAAAGTCCCGTAAAAAAGTAAAAGTCATTCTTGTTTACGGGCAGTCTTTCGCCGCTGGCGCGCAAAGCAATGCAGCGCTCACGACTACACCGCTTTATGGAAATGTGATGTTGGGTCAGTCGCCTCGAGGATCATTCTTCTCTAACCCTCCGGCAGGGAGTGAGGTATACGGGCCGGTTGGCGGGGAGAATAAATTTTATCCTTTGCATGAAGTTTGTCAGGACGTGGACGGAACCATTATCCCGCAAAGTGGATATGGTGAAACGATTTGTTCAACGGTAGGCAATGAGTTCAAGCGCCTGCACAACGAAGCAATGGGGGTCGCCAATGACGATGACATGGTTGTTTGTGTAGGTAGTTGCGGTGTATCCGGGCGGTCGATTGCGCAGCTACAGAAAGGAGCATCCCCGGAGCTTTACAACAGAGTTGAAACCTTTCTTGCAGGCGTCGCGGAGGCCTGTGCAGCTGATGGGGTGGAGTTTGAGGTTATCGGGATCATTTACCTGCAGGGAGAAAATGATAATTCCGCCAGCACCACTTACTATGCCACCCAGTCACAGACTATGCGGCAGAACCTTATTAATTCCTGTAAGGCGGCATCCGGGCAGACCTTCGATCCAATTTATTTGATCAACCAGATTGGTAACACCTATATCAACACAATGGGCGTACCACAGGCGCAGAACAGACTGCCGGAGCAGGCCGACAAAACCATTCTGGTTGGTTCGTATCAGGGACTGCCTAATCCCGGCGCACATCTCTGTTCGAACTCATACCGCAAGCTGGGTTGCCTCTTCGCGCGGGAACTATGGCGCTATTACTCTGGTAATGGTGATTTCACTTTTCGGATACTGAAAGCTGTTCATCGCGAGGACAAAGTTTATTTGTCTCTAACTCCACGGGTAGCGCCACTGAAGTTTTCTGCTGTTTACGATAAATGGACAGAGACACTCCACGCAGATAAAGGGATAACGCTCTCAGATGGTGCCGGGACATTTTCCCCGGAAGATTTTAGCGTTGAAATAGTTTCTGACCGTGTGATCCGCATTAATGCCAGTCGTGCCTTAACTGGAGCAGTGAGTGTGTCCCTGGGCGATAAAAGCCATAACGGTACTCATAATATTAGCGACTCGTCAAATGAAGTTGGCGGACTTAACTGGGTATACGGAATAAACGGTCAGTATACTCAGGAAAATATACCTTCTCTCGTTAATAAACCTTACGCGCTCAATAATTTTGCCGCCATTCAACAAATTCAGTCAGAGGAAATTAAATATGTCTCTTGATTTAGTTATGGGTGATTCTGTGTTTGCATCCGGGATAGGTATTGATGTTCCTGTATCAGAAAACCTGCTTTCTTTTGGTCTTGGGGGTGATCTTTTCGGTGTGAATCTTGTAGAAGATGGCGTGCAACCGACAATTGTCGGTGCACCTGCCAGGCTGGACGCATATTCAACGCTGCTTGGTCCGGGAGGGTATCTTGATCTGAATATTAAGGAGTCGGAAAACTTCACCTACTTTGCAGTGTTTAAACTGTGGAATTCTGGCGGGGGCGGAAATACGCAGCTTATAGGCACATTCCAGAGTTATGCAGCGGATGGCTCTACCGCAGTGGTGGGATCAGGGATTGTTCTTGAGGCTCAGGGATACCGTGATGTTATCTGTTCAACGTATGACGGCGGCACTGGTTCATCGTCTGCAAACAACGTGATAATAACGGATGTTTCTGATCTGCCGACAACAGAAGCTACAGCCTCCTGGCGCTGCCTTGTTGGCTGCTATGACGGAACTGGCATTAACGGCACACCGCGACTCAAACGAATTATGGATAAAACGTCCGGAAAATCCGGTTCCTCGTTGACGCCGACGGGTGTGGTTCGTGATATGCGTGGGACATCTACTATCAGGGTAGGGAATACTGGCCCTCGGGTTACTCAAACGAAATCGCTGGCATTTATGGGATATGCTTGTTACGACCGCCAGTTAACTAACGCAGAAATGGATATGATGTATAACCGGTTTAAAGATATTGGTGAAGTTCAGGGAATGTCACTGTAATAACATCCCCCCGGTTAAAAAACGGGGGGATTGCACCTCATTTCCGAAACTAACTACTCTTAGGTGCGCTCCAGATTCCCGCTTCTACACCTACGACATTCCGCAACCAGTTCATTACTGTGGTTATGTTTGTCCTGCCAATATCGTTGTTGTAAATGAGCACTGCAGAAATTCCAATATCATTAATGAACTCGCTGGTATCGTAACTTGCGCCTATGCGGAGCGTTCGGGAGTTTATGGCCCTTGCGGGTAATGTAGCGATAGTGGCATCCGGTGGTAGGCTTTCCGACATTGACCATGCACCAACGGCAGGAGTAGAAGATATTATGCCACCAAGGACACCAAAATCGCCGGTATTGAATGCTGATATATCTCTGGTTACCGATGTAATACTACTTGCACCAGTTTGCGCATAGTATCGCAATTGTTTTACAGTGGAGATAATCTCCATTAGAGAGTCACCTGAAATGCTGCCCCCGCTGTCTTTAAAATAGTTTGATGTAATAACGCCTGTTGCAGAAGGTACTTTTGCAATGGCGACAATAGTCTGCGAGGTGGATGGAACTATTTGTGTGTCGTAATATCCTCTATTAACACTTAAAATTGAACATTTTGAGTCGCTGTAGTCTGGGCTCAAATGCTCAATTAAAGGCAGTGACGGGTTTGCAAAATTATATGTTGGGTCTGCATTGCGGGAACCTAAAAAATATGACCCCACCAAACCAGCGGTAACAGGAACCTGCGCCATAATGTCAAATAACTTAAAATCATCGAGCTTTGGGTAGTTCAATGTCGGAGGTAATACAATACCTTTTAATTTAACGGTCATAACTATTGCTCCAGAAAATATTTATTCAGTTGATTGAGGAGGAATCGAGCCCCGACATTGCTCAGATGTAGATTATCCTTCCATAAACCTTGCGCATTGCTTTTTGCGTAGGATGTATTCATAAAGTCATACATACTGTAAAACTCAACGCCTGCATTAATGGCAACATCCCGCATAACGTCGCGGAAAGACGATAATGGGTTTGCACCAGATGCATTGCATTGCGGAGGCGCAACCATAATTATTGAGCTGTCCGGGATGACCGCTTTCCATGCTTCAATCCACGAAGCCAGGCTGTCACGGAATGCCTGAAGTGTAACGCTGGTTCTGAAATCGTTCGTTCCGATAATCATTATCAGCATATCAGGGGCTACGACCGCGCCTGTCTGCGAGAGAAAAGGGAGGGTTTTGATGTACTGCGGCGCTGTTATGCCTCCATTACCCATCTTACTGATCTCGACCCCGTTCCCGGTTCCCTCTGAGTAAAATCCGTAAATCACAACAGTGCCTGCGTTAACAGCAGAATCAATACTAATCGTCGTTGCAACGGCAACATCAAGCCCCGAGATTGTCACACTGACAATTTTATTCGTCCCGGAACCAGTAACTATTACTGGTGTTCCTCCATTTAACGAGTAGCGGAATGCCCCATTATTATCGTAGTAAAAAATTTGCACAGACGATGAAAACAAATTACTTAGCGTTAATGTGGAAGTTGTTGTATTTGTGTAAATGTACATCCCGTCCATCGCGGTTGGGAATGCAGGAACCGCATTACCTGATGCATCGTAAACCGACCAGCCATTACGGTTTAAAACTATTCCATTTATCTGGTTGGGGTTGTCAATATTTAACTGAATCCAGCCATCTCCTGATTTACCATATTTTGAGTAAAAATAGTCAGCAAACACCTGTGGAATAGTATTGTGTTCTGTCCATGAATCACCTGTGAACCCAATTTTCAATTTCGAAGACAGAGATAATTCAAGCTTGGATTTTTTTGCCCGGAATTTCCAGGCAGTGCCCCCAGTAGTATTAAGAACTCTTTTCTGCATGGCGCTGTTAAACTCATCATTTGTCAGCACCCCTGCAAGAAGACCTTCATGTAGCGCCACCGCATTTAATTTCCCGCCTTCCAGCCAGACAGGTACATTCCCTTCATCGTCGTGGAACAGAGGTACTTTTCCAGGAAAGCTCGTGTCAGATACGTCACGAAGGTTATCATCCAGCGCCACCGCATTTAATTTCCCGTTTTCGAGCCATACCGGGACGTTATCGTCTTCATCGTTAAACAAAGGGACTTTATTAACAGAGCTTGATACGTCCGGTAACCTGTCCAGAATTTTTTCATTAACCCCTATTTCTGAAATCATTTTCCGCCCGGTAGGCTGCAGCGTCCCGCTAACGTTCATCACCTCAACCGCAAGAGCGCTGTCATCCGGGCTGCGGTAATACGTGGTCGACCCCACCGGAATATTCACAATATCCGCCTGCGCCGCCGCCAGCGTCTGATACTGCTTACTGAGCGGGATCAGGTTCTGCCTGATCTCATCGTTTTTCGCCATCATCTGGCGCCAGGTATCGAGCGGTTTTCCGTCACCGGGTCCCAGGCACCTCGAACGGTGTATGACCCAGTGAAATCCTTAACGGCATCCTGCAGGTCTGTATCGAAGGCTGCGGCGACTTCAGTTTGGAGTTCGTCGCGGATACCCACGGTCTACCTCCTCTATGCCTTTTTCACCAAAACGCTGAACCTCTTTGTTTCCCTCGTTGATTTTGACATTCAGCCCCCAGTCGTGGGCCACCTCCTCAACAGTGGGATAAAAGATGTCACGGATCTGCGGATACGTTGGCGCAAAGTAACCCTGGTTGATTTTGGGGTGTTCCCACATCCCTTTGCAGATACCACCGCAGCCGACCCATGTCTTGCCAGAACCGAAGCCGGCGACATAGGCCTTAAATTTGTACTGCATCGCAAGGAATTTGGCCTGAGGGATGTTAAGCGTCGGTGCTATCGCCATCCTCTTCCCTCACTCGTGCATCGACTACGTTGATATTGATTGCAACTGGCGTTGGTTCGTCATCCTCCGGGTCAGCAGCCAGCTCTTTGCGTAATTTTTCGACCTCCAGCTGCCGGCGCTCAATTTCAATCAGCTGCAGACGCTGGGCGAACTCGCTATCAGCCAGGCCGAGCCGTTTCATCACCGCCTCGTACATTCGCTCGCGACTAATAGCGGTAATCTCTACGCCATTCTTCCCAAGCTTCACACCGGAATAGGCAAGCGCAGCATCCGGCGCCAGCTTACGCGTATCGGCGAAGAAAGGCTGGCCTACACCATCACCATTGCAGCGGGGGCATTCCGGGTTAGGTGCGCTGGTGTGGTCGTAACCGTAACCACCAACATCTACGGGCTCGCGACGTTTTCGCTCAAGCGCTTCGAGTCGCTTCTCTTCGTACTCCACGGCATCACGCCATTGATACTGATGACCAAAGCCCCAGCAGTAACGACAACTCCCGCGGCGATACTGTGATAGCTGGTTGGCGTCGAACGTTGCCAGGCGCCACATCTGCTCAAGCACTTCATCAGCGCTGCCGAGCGTGCGCACAATGGATGCTTTCTGCTGCTGCGCAATAGCCTGCGCAACTGAAGTTTTCTGAAGCAGCTGATAACCAATTTGTTCAGCAGTCTTCTTGCTATACCCGGCGCGAATGGCGGCCTGTGTGGCGTTGTTGTCTTTCAGGTATTCCGCGACAAATAAACGTTGTTGATCGGTGAGGCCATCATCATCCACCAGCTCTTCTGCGCACTTTTCCTTTTGCGCAGTGCGCAATTTCTTCTGCGCAGGTTTTTGCGCAGTGGGTTTCTTGATGTATCGGCGGGCAGTAGCGTAATTCAGTCCCTGCGCTTCACACCAATCCTTCGGTGATACGCCGGTTGCGGCATGATCGGACAGGAACCGTTGCTGAAGCTCGCCCCAGTCCGGTTTTGCCATGGATTATTCCTATTTAACGTGAGGGAGAAAAAGGAATTACTGATTCTCCATAAAATATTCACTTTTATGTTTTGGAATTAAGGCTCTTTAGTTCAGGAGTTATTATGAAAAGAATTATGCTTGCTGTTTTTGTGATCTGTGGTGCGCTGTCACTTTCAGGATGTATCCTTCCCCCTGGTCCCCATGGAGGCGGACATGGTGGAGATCACTTCCATGGTCCTGAGCATCGTTAATCGCCTGAGGGCTTTCATTTTACAAATGATGAAAAAGGCCGCAAAAATATGCGGCCTTTAGTTACTACCAGCTAGCGTATAAAGAATCTCTCAGGAGCCACCCGGGAGAGGTTCATCTATACGGCTAACTGACCTCTGCCGTTCTGGTGTTGGCAGGCAGAGACGTTATGAGAGTAGTGAGTATTTCAAAATTCACCGGGATAAACAGACAATGATGTCAGTTACCCCGTGTAACTGGTAATTGGTGATTGATTGAACTGTCAGCTCAGACGATTTGTCTGATGGTCATTATCACAGGCACTCTATGAACGCCTGCTGTAATGCCTTAGCTGACCTGCTCAGCGGCAGTATCAAACAGCGCCAGCGCTTCGGTCGCTTCCTGGATTGCCTTACGGGTCTTCGAGACAATCTCACTTTCCGTGAAAACACGATCGAAAGAGTCAGCGAATAGCTCAGACTTCAGATAGCTGTCGCCTACCCAGTCAATGGCTAACTTCGCCGCTGCAGTGTCGTAATTCACTTTCTTGATAATATCCAGGCGGATTTGCTCAGATGCGGTGATCTCTGACATGTCTTACCTCTTTGATAAATAATACATACAGAAAGGCCCTGTATTAACAGGGCCTTTTATCGTCAAACTTTAGGGAACCAACGCTACAAGCCAGGTAAAGTAATGACACCCTGACTTTATACTAAAAAGTGACTCATATTAGAGCTAATGGTGATCATCCATAAAACCAGCCTGCGACACCAAGGAACATAGCTGACAGAAAACAACAAATTGCAGTTTTATGCATCAATACACCGTAAAAGGCGCAAGATATCACGACAAGAAGTACAATAAGGACAGGCCACATACTAAACAAAAGAATAGCATATAACTCTGAATTATTATAAATATTATTTTGCACTAGCATCATAATCCTTCTACGGTGTTTGAAAGCATTGCAATGATGCTAATTTTAAATTCCAACAGCGAATTTATAATAAATAGAAACCACCAAACCAACGAAAAATCACTCTTACCAAACAAAAATCATTATCAAGAAGATTCAACTACAACCCAAATATTCAACCCGTGTATATAACGCTGCACTGGAACACAAACAAATACACCTTCATTTAAACTTACTGACTTTATTATACTACCCGCAGGAGGAAAAACATCCCCACTCCCAGGCAACTTGTTAATTTGTTCAGTACCATATCGATAATACTTTGGAAGTTGTGGAAGTTTGCACTCAGTCATAATTAGCAGCTCATTTTATAAGAACTCAATGTAGCATACATAATGAACTAAAAAACCCACATTGCAAACAATATATTTCGTTAAAGTGAAAAACATTGCTTCGCGAGGAGATTTTTTTGTTCACAGCTTCTCTTACCCTCTAAATTCCCTAAGGTTTTACCTAATATCTTAATTTTGAAATGGTAGAAATATTATGAAAGTTACAGACGTACAATCCATGAAGCATACACTCGCTACGCTTGTTATATCCGAAATGTTATCTAAACTAACTTATGACTTTGCTCTGCCATGACAAAGTCCACTGTTCTACCCGTGAGCTCAGGGATGAGCCACTTCCTATAGTGTCAGACCATCCATTTTTTCTCAAAACCAGTAGAAAAACACCTCGAAATCTGACTAAACTCCGACATTGGCTGCCCCTGCAGCGCCCCGTCAATTTGTCGGATTTACTCCACGGGGTTTTTTATCACCTGAAGCTGCTGGGCAAAGGCTACAAGAATCCAGCCCACCAGCGGTACACATTCCCAGCATCCAGAAGCAGGATACCTGAGAGATGTTATATCCTTCGAATATATGAGGAATGTATCGTAAGTAGTTCTATTCAAAGGTGAGTTCATCAAGCCTTAATGGTTTTCTTATAAAAGCCTTTTGGCATTCGATTATGAGTATCTGCCCCTCGCACAATGAGCAAAACACAGGAGAGGATTTACCGGAATCACCATTTCCACAGGTGAGCTCCTAACCCCATAAATAGTTCGCCCAACCGTGTTATCTCTGATAAATTACATAAAAGACCTTGCGTTTACTTACCCGTGGACCTCAAGGATGAAGCCATTTATTTAACTCAATGAGCAGAGGTAATGCTACGGCAGTTGGCTTGCACTGCTTTGTTGTGCGCCAGAATGTCGCGCTTGGTCTGCATATCCAGCACGTCGATATCGTGGTCGGTCAAGTAGATGACCCTCACCCAGTTGCACGCCGTATCAACGACTACCGGGGCGGGTGAAGTGCTCGCGCAGCTCCCGATCAACATTGTTATCAGGCATATGGCTAACAGTCTGCTGTACATCAATGGCCCCTTTCACAACTTCCGCCTTACGTTCTGCCGCGGCGACGGTGGCGGCGGCATTCTCTTCGGTACGCTGCAGATCGGCTTTGGCTTCTGCCTTACGGGTACCGCGAGCATGACCAATACCGAACGCGCCAGCTATAGCGCCCAGGATGACGACCACCAGCCCAGCAATAATTTCGAAGCTCACTGCTGCGGCTCCTTCAGTTCTTCGGCCTTAGCTTTCAATGCTGGCTGGCGTACGTATTGCGAAAGCACCGCCAGCACCACCAGCGCAGGGCTAATCAACGCAACAATGTTTGGAGGCAGAATGTTTTTGATATCCGGCGGCAGCATCGCCCAGGCGTGCAGCGCAGCATCCGGGAACGACTGCGCCCACACACCAACCAGCGCGCCGATAGCCCCCAGCTTTACAGACCACGTTTTCAGCAGCAGGCTGGCATGGGCAACGAACTCCAGCCGGGTATATTTGCGCAGCAGTAACAGAACGAGCACAGCCACCACCACGAGCAAAGCGAAGATGATCATCTTCATAGCACGCGCTCCTTAACCCAGCCGTAGAGGAAATCCTCGTTGGCTTCGCGGCCCTCCGCCAGTTCGAGGTATCTGGCGCCCTGGCTGCAGTTCAGCGCACGTAACAGAACCTGTTCCCCCTCTTTCCCGCGGGCTGAAAGATATCCCTTAAGCGCAGTGATGGTTCGGGGGCCAATGGCGCCATCCGGGATCAGATCGGGATACAACTTCCCACGCATGTTAAGGGCAGTGAGCCAGCGCTGGAAAAACTTACTTGCAACCGATGGCCCCATGTTCACGCCAGTGTCGCAAAGCTCATCTGCCAGTAACGTAGATAAACTTGCCACCTGATCGAATCGGGGGCCGGTCCAGTAATCGCTGAGCAGAATTTGCTTTGCTGTTTCCCTGGGCAGGTTTCTCATATCACCGGTGTAACCATGTGCTCGAGCTGTGGTCTGCGTGATGCCCCAGCGGGTCGGCCCGCCTTTATCCGACGGATGATCGACATAACCACCCTCTTTGCCGAGGATCCCCTCGATAGTCTGGTCTGCTGTCATTGTGCTTTCACTCCGGTGATTCGTTCCCAGAAATACGTGAGCGCTACGGAACCCATAGCACCACTGATACCGGCAGTGGCCAGTATCATGTAAATACTCAGGCCACCTTCAATGCTGATGAGCCCACCAATAACCCCGGTAAAAGCCGAAACCACAATCTGCGCAAAAGCATTTATCCAGCTCCATTTTGCTTTGCCCTGCTTTACATCCATCAGGAATCGGACAAGGCCGCCCCAACCAGCAATGATCAGCAGAGCCAGCCAGGTGATTCCGGCCATGCTCTCTTTGTCTTGCATATGCTTTGCCATAGGTTCACCTCCGGGTTAACGGGGTGCTGTGAGTTTGATAAGGATCAGGACCGGCGGGAGGAATACTCATCAATGGTGATTCCGGGTACCTGAAAGAAAAAAACCACCTGTGCGAGGTGGTTGGGAAATTCAATACGAGCTATGTATCAGTGGATAGTGTATGGTTGCGGACCATTCATCAGGAAATGTCATATGCAACAACGCAAAAACTCAAAAAACAATCGCAACTACCTCATCAAATGTACCTGCCCTAACTGTATCAACCAATCAGAACATAGTTACACCCGAGTCCAAAAAGGTTCTGCGCTGATGTGCCCCCACTGCAGTAAGATTTTCACTCAAGACAAACTCCCTCTAGCTTAGGCTTTACGTAATCATAGTATCGGTAAAGCATCCACTGCTGTGCCCGTATTGATTAGAAAAGTGAGTCCGTTAGCTAAATTCCGCCAAGACTGGTATAGGCCTACAGACTGAACTTTTGACGTGCAGGGCCCCAGAAGACAGCAGGCCTACCGTAATGGAAGGCCTTAAGGGGTTATGCTGCATGTGGGGTGCCAGATAACGACAGGTAATTCTTCGGTCAGTCATCATGGCTCGCTCTGAGGATTCACATCTTAGTGTTTACCCCTTCGCCAGCCAGATGAAGGTATAGCTTTTTTTGATTTTTCTTTTAGCTGGTTACGAGCAAAAAGAAGCCCGCTGAGAGAGGCGGGCTGAAGTTGGCATTTCAAGGAGCAACGGTAAGAGCGCGCCTGATTGTCCGAGCTACCGATTTACCAGGATGCATTTGTTTTTACCGTTACGTTCTTTAAACATAGAAGGGTAACTGTAAACAGTAAACCCAACATGAATCTTAAATATGTTTAGTGGCAGTGTGGTGCCGGGTGCCTCCCGGTGAGCATGCCCCAGCCGGCATGGCCCGCGCTGCATTTACAGGTTTCTGTAACTGACTGGTCGCCCCTCCGCATAGGGGGATTCACCACATCAATACGTTATGCTGTAAACATAGCTAGCGTCAATACACTCTGCATACATTGCTATCGAAGAGCGACTAATCACAGGCATAAAAAACCCGCATTTTATGCGGGTTTCTGACTTCGCAGTTTGGATTATCTAAATGCTGAGTTCAGAGAAACCTCAGCATCAGGTTCGTGCGTAATTCTGTTTCTCAGATCCCGGCGAATTATCTCAATTGACCAGAACCACACCAGGTGACCAAATATTTCAGAAACGTTTTCATACCATGGAAGCTCAATCAACGGTGGGGTTAGGCCCATAAGCGGAAACGAAATCATATGGACAAACAGTTGTGCGAGTGCACCTGCAAGTAAACCCTGCCACAGCTTGATTTTTGGAAACACCTCGGCAACTACACAATACCCAACCGCGAACACGATGGAGAATATGATATGTGTTACGCCTACCCAGTTAAACACATGTCCGGCGAAGGTATAGACAGCCGCATTTGGATCGGCCAGCCCTAACCAATCACGCAGAAAAATATAAGGAGGGTTAAGGAAGTTTCTGGAGCAATCAATTTGGCCGGCAGCTCGAATTAATGACTCTGGTCCACAGGCACTGGTAAACATATCGACAGGACTACGCGGTGGTAATGGTACTTCAGCACCCCATTTAACAAATGCTGAAACCACCCCAGAAATAAGCCCGATAAACAATGCAACACCATAATGCCGTCTGCGAGGTTCGGTTCGCACAAAAATATCTTTTAACGCCATAAAGCCATCACTTATAAAGAATATTTACAGTTCCTTAATATTCCTTAAGTTTGGCGCATGGCATTTTGATTCAGATCACACTTTATAGCCGATTTCAGGCATTTGTTTTCAAAAACACAAAACCCTGCAGTAGCAGGGTTTATATGAATGTTTTCGCTCAGGCGTTTTATTCCACGATTTAAAATATACACGACAACTTCGGACAAAATCAAGCATTGTGCACTTAAAATGCAAAATAATGTGCCCATTTACTCAATCAGCGGTTGCTCGTTGAAACTCTTTATCTGCCCTCTCCTCTTCCTTCCAGCACAGGTCCACCAGCGCATCGCAGAAAGGTTTCCAGTTGCGTGTCCATGTTCTGATGTGCAGGTCTGGGACAAGCGTCAGAATCGCTTTATAAGCAGCCGTAGACGGCATCGTTGAAAAGCCATTCCCCGAACAGCGTTCACAGATTTTATATACCGGTGCTCCCTGCTCTTTTGTCGCTTTGCGGTCCAGAACCCGGCCAGAACCACCACAGCGGCAGCGAGCGTTTATTTTCCCCTTACCGTCACAGGCTTCACACTTAGCGCTGAAGACGGCTGTTACTTCAGTCCACTTATCCCAGTCGGAAGGACAGACAGCACGGGATTTTTTAGCCCAATATGGTGCTTTGCCCCACGGATTGGAAACTTTGCGTTCCGTAGTGGTTGTTTCAATCTGTCCGGTGCCATTGCATACACTGCAGGCTCCCGTTGTTTCCGCGGACCGGGAATAATCCGCAAAAGCAAACTTCGCCAAAATCAGGCAGCAGTGCCCCAGCTCTTTACCCGCGGTTTTGCGTACGTTCTTCGGTGCGGTTTCAATCGCATACCGCGCTAGCGCCTGGACGGCCAACTGCTCATCTATCTTGCTGATGCCAGCTTTGCCGAAAAATGCAGCCAGGCCGAATCGTGCACGACTGCTGGTGGTACCGATGGCCGAGGCGATGCAGAAAACTGGTCATTGCGTTGAGATTAAATACTCCCTCGTCCTCAAGCAGTGGTCGCATAGAAGTAACACCATTTGCCGTGTATACCAGAACCCGGCCTGCTGCCCTGATGCTGCCAACAACTTCACCTGTAGAACGTTTAACCAGATCGTAGTACTCATTACTCTCATTGCGCATCCCTACCTCCCGGAAGCAAAACCATATACTGTGTTTTTATACAGTATAAATTAATGTTAAATCACTTACATGTGAAAATTTCACGGTAGCGGAAGATATGATGGCAGATGAAGATCGTCCTACAAGCCCCTATTTTCAAAGGAGATAATCAAAATCGAAACTTTGGTGCTTTTGTTTATTTTTACCGGTTGACGGAGGTAAAAGCTTTGCACGTTGGCCAAAAGCATATTTTGTGTGTTGTACAAGTCCCTATTTGATCAATGCAGTGATGAAACAGCAAAATATGATATTTAGTTAAAGAAACCGAAGGTTTTGCAGCATTAAAATCCAAATTATTTGGAAATATCCATATGACATATTGCACCGCCCTTCTGACAAAAGATGAGTAATGGTTAATAACAAGGAACAAGAGTTAATAAACACGGATGCAGGTTTGGTTAATTAGGTGGAACTTCTGGTGTTCTGCCTGCCATCCTCCTGATAGTGTGCGCCAGGACGAAAGCGACTCCTTATCGCAGGCAAGGCGGAAGCGAAGCTTAAGAAATCGTCGTGGTAGCTGTTGTCGCACGCGTTACTTCCTGAAAGCTAAAGTGCTTTATGTAGAGCGCAGAAGTCACCGGAGTTGTTCAAGCTCCGATGACATGGTTATGGCTGGTTGATAACGTAAAATCAATTTAATGGCTTCGGTTTATAAAGCTTGATCGCTTCCTCAAGTGATTCCTGTTTTATCTCGCTCTGGTGGGCAACCAGATAGTTTTCTCCTTCGTACGGATACACTGTTAAAGAATATTTTTCATTCTCTAAAACTATGGACCGTATTTCAGGAGGGATTCTTCCAACATATGGCTGGCAAGTAACGTAAGAATCGAATTCGCCGCGAAAAACTAAAATTTGTCGCTCCATTACTCTCCTTATTTTTTATTCAATTCTACCATTTCGATGTAGCGCGCATCGCTCGCTCGCGGAAGTTGTAAGCTCTGCTCGCGGTAGTAGCTAACTCGCTCCATGAGGTACTCGCGCAAGCGCTGGTACCGCTAGTTCTATCTTGCTGTGTTTTTCCCCCAGAGTCTAGTTCCACTAGTATCCCAGAAATCTGCCTGGCAACCCAACCTTGACACCTCCCGATGACCACCACAAACAGCCTTGGCAAAAACACTAGTGTCCTTTTTATGGCACAACCTAATCACGCCCCAGGACCGTGATAACCGTAGTTCCAGTGCAAGTTTGGCGGTGGCAGTTATTCCCTTTCTGACCATCGCCCTTTTTACAGCAGGACGACATTGCGATGACTTCATGCTGTAAATCCTGTGACACCCAGCCAAGGACGGCACTTTCCATCGTCCCTGTTTCGCCCGGTTCGTCAGGGCATTTTTTTGCCTGGTGACTGAGTGCTACCATAACGGTATACTGCCATAAAAAACATATGGGATTATCATGTTAGAATCACTTAAAGAATTCACGACATCGACATTCAACACAGCAATGAATCGCGTTAAAAACCCTGCATTCGGTGCCTTCGCAATTTCATGGTGCGCATTTAACTGGAAGCAAATACTTTATTTGTTTTTTGCTGATAATGGGATTTACTACAAAATAGAATACATTTCACAAAATAGCAACTGGTGGAACGTAATTGTATTCCCTGCATTGTCGTCACTTATTTTATGCTTTGCACTCCCGTGGATTAATAATGCTATAACAAAATTGCAAAGCAAACCTCTTGATAATGCAGATTCAATCGATAACTTCAAACAGGCTAGAATGATTCAACGCGCTACAAGATTACAGCGATTGAAAGCCAAGCATGACGTGACCTATGAAAAAGTTAAAACTGGTGACGAGAAAAACATTCAAAAAATGAAAGAAGAAATTACAGAGTCACAATCAAGAATGGGAGAAATAACAAAGGAGAGAGATGAACTTTCCCTACATCTTTCACAAGAAAAAGCTAAACTCAATCATGCTTTGGGGGAAAATAGCGCATACCAGGAAAGATATAAATCACTGGAAAATGAACTCAATAAGGCTAATGATGAAAACCGCGAATTAGAATCACTCCTTGATTATAATATGCAATTTACACTTGGTAGTTCAACAGTCCCTGATGCAGTCAAAGCGCACCTAATAGAGGTTCATAATAGGGCTATAGAATTAGGGTTAATCGGGACAAGAAAAAATAAAAAATAAATCCCGCCCACGGGTCATACTAGCTGCTCACGTTGGGCGGTTTTCCTCCGTCATTGAGTTTTCCAGTAGGTTTCCATCCCCTGCGCCTTCTCAAGCGCCTCTACCAGCTCTATGGTCTCCGCTGGGGAAAGATGCTCACCACATTCAGCGTTTTTTGGCTGTCTGCGCCAGTTCGGTGATTTCAATCATGGCTGGCCTCCTCGTGCAGCTGCGCGGCAATGCACGAAAAAAATGACTCCCACGTATGACTGTTAAGAGCTGATGCAAATGCCGCGTTAAGAACTGCAGCATCACAGCCGTCATCGGTATAGAGCGCGATTTTATTCTTCAGACGCGCTTTGGCTTCCTGCAGCTGCATACCCCGGCAGGCGCGCGGGATATACTCAGCAATTTGAGCGATACATTTTTCGTTCTGTTTAAACATGCTTCACCCCGATAGGCTTGATGGTGTCTAGCAGCAACCGACGGCGCGTACTTTCTGCAAAGTGACGGCGCCCGGTTTCTTTGTGGTAAAACTCGTTTTTGCCGACGACCCACATCCGCTCTGTCTGGTGCAGTTTTTTTACCTTCGGACCGTCTTTGGTGATCACGGTGCCGGTATGGGTTTTTACGATTGTCATACAGACTCCCGGGCTGAAGATGCAGGCGCGCAGGCAAAAATGGCTTCCTGAATATCGAGGAAACGCTGAAAAACAGGACTTCCAAGGAGGCTGTAATTCATCCCTGACGCTGCCTTTGGCACCATCCCAAACCGTTTCATGTCAAAATCGATGACGGCGCGCTGATCGCGGAACAATCCCAAACGACCATGCCGGACAACCTCGCCGGTCGCTTCTGCTTCGGAAAAATACCGCTGGACAGTAGCGCGGCTCAGGCCCAGTTTGTTCATTGCCTCGGCGGTCGTGAGGCGCCCCTGATGCCTGGTGATCCGAATCACAGCGCAGACGTACTCTCTGCGCTCAACTGCTGATAATGCTCTAGCCATACATACCTCACTTAACGACGCGCAAATGGCGCACGTTTTTGCGATAGCTGTCCCACTCAAAATTCACCCACATACCGCCGTCCATCTGGAGACGGTCAAGGATCCGCACACCTAGTGTTTCCTTCAGCGAGTCATAATTCAGGTTGGTAAGGATGCCTACAGGCCGCATGGAGGACAGTCGGCGATCGATAACCTGATTCAGGATGACTTTTTCACCGCTGCTTCCGCGCTGAATACCCACCTCATCTAGAATAAGCAGGTCCACATGGCACAAATCGTCCAGCAATGACGCCTCTGACTGCCCTCCGTCATAACATTCCCGAACACGCAGCATGAGATCCGGAATGGTCACCACCAGCACAGAGCGACCACCAGCCAGAAGGTGATTTCCGATTGCGGCCGCCAGATGGTTTTTCCCGGTTCCCGGCGCTCCGCTGAATACGAAACTCGCAAACCCAGAGTCGAAATGCTGCGCGTAACTTTTCGCCATCGAGAGCGCCCGACGCTGGCCATCAGACTCAACCTGATAGTTAGCGAATGTGCAGCCGCGGTGCAGATCCTGAATTCCTGCACGTCCAAAGATTTTCTCTGCACGTGCGAGCTGGTTTTGTTTTTCCAGTTCCTCACAGCGCTTACGGCCTTCTTCGGCTTGCCAGGCACGCCATTCATCAACGCTGCCGAATTTTGGCTGAACGCCAGGGGGAATGAGTTTTTTCAGTCGCTCCAGTGCATTCCCGGTACCAATCATGTTTTTCATCGCTACCCCCTGAATCCCGATGGGATGGTTTTGTCAGGTTCCGAAATCTGATTGGGATCTCGTGCGCCTGGCGCCTGCTGAATCGCCCACGGTTCGCTGAAATGCATACCAGGGCCAAAAAACGTTTTCGCCTGTTTCACGTACTGTGTGTTGAGGATTCCCTCGGCTTTAACGAAAGCCGCGTAACGCACCACTCCTGCGAAGATTTCCGCCGTAGTGGTTCCATCCCTGATTCGGGCATTCCAGGCTTTGAAAGCATCTGACTTGCTGTTTCCCCCTGCCCGCTTGGGATAAACCGACCAGACCTGCTCGAAATCATTCGGGTATATTTTTTGGGGATCAGGTTTATCGCCTTCGTCCTGGTTCTGATCGTCTGGGGGTGTGGCGAAGCCATGCCCCGAACTATCTTCTTCCTGATCCTGTTCCTGCTCCTGATCCTGTTCCTGGTTGCCCTCTTACTTTGCTCAGCCATTCCCGCAGCCTAAAATAAATGGCAGCCCTAAAAGGTGGAGACTTTCAGACTTGCTGGCCTGGGAAGATAACGTGGGGATCAAACCAGAGGCTGACCAACCAGCTTCTCAAGGTGATCCTGCCAAACAGCAAGCCAGTGACGCTGATCATCCAGATAATCATGCAGGTTATAACGTGCCATGACACCTGCCATATGATGGCCAAGCAGTTTTTCCACAACATGTGGCGGCGCACCTAATTCAGAAAGGCGTGTCGCCACTGTTCGCCTGACGTCATGGAGAGACCAGGGTTTCATGCCTGTTTTAGCTATAATCTGAGCAGAAAACAGAGCGACGTTTGGTTGTTGTGGCGGTCTGTCATCTTCTGGCCCTCTGTAACGTGACAGCGTCACAACGTGTTTTGAAACTGACGTTTCCTTCTCTGCTAACATCATTCTTACTACTGCCTCGGGGAGTGCCCTTCTGACCGATTTCCCGGTTTTATAATCGCTTGCCGGAATGGTCCACGTTTGCTCATGGAAATCGAACCACTCCCATCTTGCTGTCCTAATCTCTGTACTCCGGCAGCCAGTCATGATGAGAAACTTCATTATCAGCTGTTGTCTGTACTTCAATTCAGGAAGGATGTTCCAAACCGTTTTGATTTCCTCATCACTCAATCTGCGATCTTTTACGGATGCTGTGAGACCTACGTCAGAGCGCCTAAGGCTCTCAATTGGGTTCACATTAATTACCCCTCGATTGGAGCAGAAACGGAACGTACGCTGCATCAGCCCCAGCATCTGACCAGTGACAACTCTTCGCCCCATGCCATCAAAAAGGTTAAGCCAGTGCGCTTTAGTGGTCTGATCAACAATCATGTCCCCCAGCACAGGCGCTATATGGTTATTGAAGTCCCGCCGGTTAACCTTGATTTTCACAAGACCTTCAGGGATGCAGTAATACTTTTCCCAGTAATCGAAAGCCTCTTTAACGGTGAGTGCTTCGACTTTTTTCTGTTTCTCCAGAACTGTTTGCCGTCTCGGATCGAGTCCTTCTGTCAACCAGGCCCTGAACTGCTGTCTACGTTCGCGAGCTTGAGATAAGGAGGTGGTTGGATAATCGCCAATCGTTAGCTGAGCGGCTTTCCCGTTCCATCTGTAGCGGTAAAAGAATGTTATACTGCCGGAAGTAGACAACCGGACATTCAGACCATGAGCGTCCGAAATGACCTCGATCTGGTCTCTCTTTTTGCCAAGAGCTTTTCTTAATTTTGTGTCGGTAAGCAA